CAGTGCTTGGCTTGTTGTCAACAGAATACGCTGGGAAACAAGCATTGAAACAACAGGCGACGACTTCAAGATAAGTAATGATTACATTGCTTTGTATGCCAGATACTTCATGCACAAACATCCTCAGTACGATGGCTTCTTTAAGATTAAGAAAATGAAAAGAGCAGAGATACAAGGAGAAGTACATGAAGAATGCTATTAACAGTGCCGTCTGGGATGCACATGTTGCCCGAGCCAATAGCTCAGTGGCTGCGCGTAAAGAATACAAGCGCTCAAACTATGAATTAAATGCCCACAAAATAAATGCACAGCGCATCATCGACGGACAAAATGTCGGCGAGTGCTGGCTTAAAGGCAAGCTCAAAGAAGAACTAATAGAACTGGGCTACTGCAAACCGTCTGACTTTTCTAAGTACAACAGACCTAACGGCAGTATAAATATCGGTTGACCCAACTGCATACTTGCAGTAGTCTACCCCATATAAAAAAAGGAGAACATCATGGAACGCAAAGGTTTCATAGGCGGCTCTGACTGTGTAAAAATTATGCAGGGCCAATGGCTTGAATTATGGCAAGTCAAAACTGGTAGGCAGATGCCAGAAGATTTATCTGACAACATTGCTGTGCAGCTTGGCAGCTGGACTGAATCCTTCAATCTGTCTTGGTTCGAGACGCAGAACAATTGCGCTTTGTCTGGACACCAATATGAATACGAACAGATTGTAGGTACTGTTCCTTGTCGTGGTACAGTCGATGCGCGTTGGAACAATGCAATCGTAGAAGCCAAGCACACAAACGCCTTCAACAAAATGGAGGATGTCATTGAGCTATACATGCCGCAGATACAACTGTACGCACACCTCGCCAAGGCAGATGGCGCTTACCTCTCAGTAATCTTTGGCAACAGCAAATGGGAATCCACATATGTCGAATACAATAGTCAGTATTTCAATTCTATGTGGGCAGTGGTGTCGGACTTCTGGGGTTACGTGCTTCGCGATGAAGAGCCAATTGGTGTGGACACGCAACAACTCTCGCATGACCACATTGCGGTGGACAACATGGTCAAGCGGGACGCCAGCACAGACAACCAATTTGTCGACGCAGCAGTCACCTACATACAAGGTTATGAGCAGAATAGAGTTTTCGAAAATGCGAAGAAAGACCTTAAGTCAATGGTCTTACCTAACGAAAGAGAAGTCTACTGTGATCAACTTTCCATCAAGCGCGACAAGCGTGGATCACTAAGAATAGTAAAACGATAAGGAGAACAACAATGACACTCGAAACATGGAACAAGCTGGCCTCTTCAGACCCCAAGTATCTGAAGAAGGTCAGCTTCGGAAGCCGCAGCTTCACCGCGATCGACCCGCAATACCAAGTCATGAAGATGACAGAAGAGTTTGGCCCCGTTGGTCAGGGCTGGGGTTGGCACAATCAAACAGAGATAGTGTCTCTCGCTAACGGAGACAGCGCTGTACTAGCGCATGTGACTGTTTGGCATGGTAGTCAAGGAAATATGTTTGGCCCCTTCACAGGCTGCCGTAAGTTCTTTGACGCTGCCAAAGGTAGATTGGCAGAAGATGCACCAAAGATGGCTATCACTGATGGTCTAACCAAGGCGCTGTCGCACATTGGCTGTGATGCTGATGTGTTCTTGGGTAAAATGGATGGCAATAAATACGCCGCAGAAGATAGCGGTCAATCTAAATCAGCTTGGTAAAGGAGCCAGAAGCATGGCAGAATATGACGATACAAACCGTGGAGCAGCATTCACACCATTCCCAACTCAACAGATGATACTGCAAGGCAAGCTAAATCTTGAGGGTGTAGACAACAAAGTTATCTTGGTCAAGGATAAAACAAAAGATGGTACAGAGATTATTGAAGTGTATCAAAAGATGGCTGCAATGTTTGTCAACGATAAGCGCGGGAATGAAGCAGCGCCTGATTACTCTGGCCCAGTAGGTGAAAAAGGATCACCAAATGAAAAACGGATTGCTGGATGGAGACGCATGAAAGATGAAAAGCCTTACATGAGTTTTCAGATTAGCGACAAGCAACAAGGTGGCTTGCCAAATGATAAAATACCATTCTAAACTAAGAATGTTCTCCGAGGATTCATTGACATCTGCCCGATTGGAATCCTCCCTGACTGACGCAGCTTCGGCTGCGTCTTTTTTTAGGAGTGCACCATGATAGAATTTTTCACCGTCTTAATGATCGACTATGAAATGGCAGCGCATAATGCTGCACCACTTGCAACCATAGTCTACGCATCAGAGAACCACTGTCAGCAAGTAATGGATCAGGGCCTAGCTGACCCGATCTATGACCATATCGTAAAGCTGTACGGCAATGACATCTATATGACCTGCGTAGAAACAGACGTTGTGTCATCCGTACTTAGACCAAAGGCAAGACCATGACCCAAGAACAAATGCTTCAAGCAATGCTTAAAGACGCCCAGCAAATAAACAAAAGATACAGAGATAAATGGGGCGGCAAGCCAGATAAAAAATACACAGAGCCAGAACCAGACAAGCCAGAAAAAAAATTCACAGAACCAGAGGCGACAGCCGCGCCCACACAAGGCGAAGGCTGGCGCAATGACTCACTGTCTCAGGAAGAAATAGAAGACATCCGTTACTTCAGAGACAGAGGCTGGTGCGTATCATCAACAGCTATCTTTGTAGGAGTAAGCAATGCAACGGTACGGAAGTATGATAACAGAAGCACAAAAAGCTGAGCTAAAGTTTCTCAGAAGAGAGGTAGATAAGTGGCAGGATGAGCTATACAGACTGGACGCTCATCCCAATGTTCAAGTAAACCTCTGGGTTGCCAGAAAAGAACTAAGAAACTTTACCTCTAATCTAAGAATGCAAGGTTATCATATCTAAACCATTAACTCAAAGTGTGGTGCATCAATGAAAGGTCTGCGCCCTTGCCCACGCCTTGTGTCAATGTAATCATTCATTGCAGCTTCCATGCTACCATCCCAGTAAGCAATGTTTGGAACAGACCAAGCAGCACCCCAGCGCACCGGCACATCAACAGCCCTTGCACCTTCAGCCATTGCATCTGCAATCTCATCGTAAAGGTTTAGTTCCCAGCGACCACCTTGACCATCTACATAAGCCATCAGATCAACAGCCAATCCATCAAGATGCTTACTCTTCATAGTCTGGCTTGCACCCTTGGCAACCAATGCTTTCTGTTCTTCTATCGTGCGCAGCCCACAGATTACTGAGAAGTCCTGTTTGGTAACAGAAATAGCATAACGAACAACAGCAGCCATCCGCTCGTCTACACCCTCCAGCTTTTCTAAGCTGCGCTTTCCTAGTTTATAACTCATGGTTTTGCCTTCATGTATTTGCTTACCGCTCTATTGCCAAACCAGAATGACATGATCGCAGCAAATAAACCAGCCGTTGCATCATCCCAGATTAAAGACAAAGCACGTCCTATCTCATGGCCCGTATCTAATAGCGCTAGCAAAGCAGTCACTTTAATGGCAACGAAAAGAGCAAAAAAACAATAAGTGATAACAGGACGCACACTTCCGCGTAGTGCGTTGATAAAGCCTCCCGCATCAATGCTATCATGTCGGTATAGCCCCTCTGTTTCCTTGATGTCTGCCTCTTTGTCCATGATGCTTAACTTTAGTTCAGCACGTTTAGACATAAGGTCCATCTCAAGTTGCGCTCTTTCTAGCTCATGCTTGTGCGCTTGGTTTGCTTTAAAGTAATTTAAAACCTCTGGCAAAAAGGATGTGGTAAACCCAAGCAAGCTGCCAAGAAGCGTAATCATCATGCGCTCCTATCAGTCTTTGCTTCTTTGCCCATCCAAATGCCAAAACAACCTGTAAGGGCACCCATGCAAACAGATACTAAGCCAGATTGTTGTATCGTAGGATCAGGCAAAGACATGTACCAATGGGTTGCTTGGTATGTCAGCACTGTTACTGCCAACATCATAAGTCTGGGAAGGATTTTCAGTTGGTCTATATACGAAGCTGTGATCTGAACCATGTCAAACCTCCATATCTACTATGCTTCCTTGCGCTTTCAGTGCGCTGTGAGACGCACCAAACTTATCATAACTGAGCATTAAATCAAGCTGTTGTCTCTCCAGCGCTTTAGCGAGCTTGTGAGCGCGGTTATGTTCTTTCTGCACCTGTTGCTGCGCCTGATGGTTTTCAATGCTCTCACGCGCTCTCTGCGTTTCTACGGCGAAAGGTAAGCTGCCTATTGGATCAAGCATTAGCAAGCCACACAAAACCCACAAGAGCAGCAAACAAAACTAAGAATAAAATAATGCCAGCAGTCCATTCAATAATAGCTTGTTTTATTTCCATGCGTCTAAACTCATGCTCACGTTTTTGCTTTCTAATCTCAGCCTCTATCCTCAAAAACTCTTGCCAATGGCTGGGACCAAGGATTGCAGGGTGGCTAATAATCTCCCGCAACTCATCACGCATTTTCTGCGCTTTCTTTCTTGCTAAGAATACTTCCATAGCCTGAGCCTGAGTGCCAGAACCAAGAGCCTTATACCAAGGTGGCTTCTCAACCATCTTCTCAGCTTGATCCAACTCAGCCATGCAGCCAGCCCAATCTTGTAGCTGCTTGCCCATGTCTTGCAGATCGCGCCCGACTTGAACGCCTTTTTTAAGGAAATTAAATGCTGCTGTTGCACCAGCTATTGCAGTAACAGGGTCTATCATGTTTCATAGAACCTCGCTGGGCAAGTGTAGCTAGGCGGCACTACATAACTTCTATCATACCATTCATAATCGGGACGCTCATGTCCACAATCATAAAGACAAACCTGATACAGTCCTAGTTGAAAACTCTGGCCCCAGAATATGGCGACCAGAGTACACAACATCAGCTAATCATATTTACGCGCAGAAGAAGTGCTATGATAAATGCAGACGCACCAATCAGAATAGCCTCCAAACGCTTTACACGATTAAATAGGTCTTTGAATTGGATTTCCATCTCGGTCTTGATTGCCACGATTTCCTTCTCCAATCCATCAATACGACTGTGTGCTGATTGTACTGTGCGCTTGTCCATCTATTTATTCCTGTGAAGATAAGTGCGTCTGATACGCTGCCTTTACTGCGTCTGTAAATACTGGAGTGCAGATTGCAGATACGTCTGCATCTTCGGCTGAGAGATCAGCGTCAGGCATTACCACATGACGGTGGAATGT